ATATGCTATTGGGGCAGATATATCCACTGGGCGGTCTAGAGACTTTACATCCTTTTCAATAATATCTTCTTCGGGGCAAGAAGTTGTTGCATACAAAGGAAAAATACCCCCAACAAAAGCTGCTGATTTAATGATGAAGTTTGGAAAGAAATATAACATGGCAGTATTAGCCCCAGAAACTAATGATATTGGACTAGCTGTTACCGAAAGGATACAAAACCAAGGATACCCCAATCTTTACTATAGCAAAACAGTACTAAAAAAGAAAGGACATAAGAGAGAAGAGAGAGCTTTAGTACCAGGTTGGTTAACTACTACAAAAAACAGGCCACTTATAATTGACGAGTTAGAAGAAGATATCAGGGTACGTAATTTGAAAGTAATTAGTCCATTCTTTGTAAATGAAGCTTATACCTTTATCTATGATGAATCAAACAGACCAGTAGCAATGGGTAAAGAAAAAAGAGCAAGTACTACTGATACAGTAAATTTGGGGGATGATGGGTATACAGATGATGCAATATTTGCAACGGGTATATCCAACAGAGTTAGGAAAGAAAAAATAACAAGAAAACCAATAATGGCAAGATGAAAGTCTATAAATTCCTGGGAATACCCATTTGGAGTGTATCTAACAAACCAGATATACTAAAGAAGTATCCCAAAGTGAAATCCCCCGTAGCATTACCCGCTAAAGGTGGTAGGGTTAGTATACCCGATTATGATAATGATATAAGTAGTAATCTGACAATCGGTGGGTTATTAAAGATAATATCCCCAGACTTCGAACTAAATTCCATACCTATTATACGTTGTTTAGTTAAAGAACACCCCATACTATCTCAAGCATTAACTACAATGGTAGAATTAGCCAATACTGGCTATAATATCAAGTTTGATGCTTCAGTTAGTAGTGAGGAAGCAGTAATTATGCAACGATACATTGAAAAAAGTTCTAGACAATGGGCTGATACGGATGCCAATATACATGGGCTAATCAATAAGAAAATTGCTCAGGTAATTGTATCTGGGGCTTTAAGTTCTGAATGGATTCCTAAATATGATTTAACAGGGATATCAACTAATGCGTTAGTAAACCCAGAGAAGATACGTTTTGTATACAATAAACAAACTGGTAAACATGATATCTATCAAAAGATAAGCGATTTAAGTCACCCCAGAGCAACTATGGATGGTTACTTAAAATTAAACCCAAACACTTTTAAATACTATGCTTTAAATGGTGATACCTCATCACCTTATGGGTATCCCCCCTTCTTAGCAGCACTAGATAGTGTAAAGATTGAAAAAAGCATGGTTGAAAATATCCAATTCATCGTAGAACAACTGGGTGTAATGGGATTCCTACATGTACTATATCAAAAACCCAACCTTGTAATGGGTAATACTACTTCAGAGAAGGAAGAACTAGAAAGCTTCCTGGAAGAAGCAGTAATACGCTTACAAACAAGTTTAAAAAATGGGGTAGTAGCGGGATATGCTGATGATGTAGAATTCGATTTTAAACAAGTAACCAAGGATTTTAGTGGTGTAAAAGAACTTTGGGATTTAAATGAGTCCAACCTAACTTCAGGTGTAAAGATGGACCCATCCCTACTTGGTAAAAACCATGGAAGTACCGAAACCCAGATAACTGTAGTATTTACTAAAATGCTAGCACAATTAAAGAATGTGCAAAACTTAGTGAAAGCAGACTTGGAATTTGGGTTTACACTTGAGTTAGTATTAGCTGGGTTTAAATTTAACAGTATAGAAGTAATATTTAACCCTTCAACCGGAGTAGACAAATTAAAAGATGAACAATCTGAAGAGATACGGATACGTAATTCAAATGCTTTATATTGGGATGGTATTATATCATTAGCTGAATATGCTAGACGCCATGGTTATGATGATTCCGATGAAAGTGAACCAAGGGTAATGAGAGTTAATGTAGCTACAGTACAAGAAGATGTAGACCCCCAAGCAAGTAAAGAACGTAAGAGAGACCAGAAAAATAAGGTTAAACGGAAAAAGACAGATAAGAAGAACTATACACCAAAAACACTTAAATAACATATACAATGAAATTATTTTATGACAAGATAGCTTTATGGTCAGGCCATTCTTTAATAATGTCCCCCACTAGTATGTCTCCAGTGGATACTCGGGAAGATATCTACTTAGCTCCAAAAGAAATCACTAGTCTGGGGTTCTTTGGGTTAGATACTCCAAATGAAAATCCCTATTATAAGGATATTAATGCTAATGACCTGGTAGTAAAAGATGGGGATGTTGCACACATTATAATGCGGGCACTATCTCAAGTAATTGTACATAAGAGATGGAATCCCACTGATTTTAGTAAACCCGGAGTATTAAAAGCTTCTATGAATATGCTAGTGGGTCAAACACTATACAAAAATCATGAAGCGATAGTGGGTAATGAAGTTGGTTCTGTAGCTAAAACTTTCTGGCAAGAAAGCTTTACACAAAAAGGAATAAAGATACCAGCTGGTATAAATATGGAACTAGTAGTGGATAGTAAGTCCCATCCAACAGTAATCCGTTCTATGTCATTAAAACCCCCCGCTATCCACTCTAATTCAGTTACTGTATCATTTAAGTTTGCAAAATCTCATCCAAGTCTAAGCGATGAAGAGTTTATGTCAAAACTTGGACAATATGGAAGTGATGGTAAACTTATACGGAAAATTGTTGAACAGATAGTTGGATACCATGAAACTTCATTAGTAGCTCATGGAGCTGACCCATTTGCCCAGATCCAAGACAAAAAAGGAAAAATAGCTAATCCCGAATATGCTAATTCTATATATAGCTTAGCTTATGAAGGAAAAGAAACCCCAAAAGTATACTGGGTCAACTACACCGATGTAGAAAGCTTATCTATGTCTGAATCAACACCAGAAGAACAAATTAATAACAATAATAACATATATACGATGAAACGAATCGAATTATTACTACTTATGGCTTCTTGCTTTGGTTTAAGCTTAGAAGAAAAACCCGATATGGATGACACCCAGTTTAAAGCCTATCTCAAGGGGGAATTAGATAAACTGGGGATAAAGGATCTACAGGCTAAAAAAGAAGGCCTATCCGCTGAAAACACAACCCTATCCGAAAAAGTAACCAAGTTGGAAGGTGAAATTGCTGCTCTTAAAGAAGAAGCAAGTAAAATTACACCGGGCCTTATCCAGGAACATGGAAGTTTTGTACAAGCCTTAAGAGATGAGGCTACTAAACAATATAAGCTTTCGTTGGGAAAAGAAGAACCAAAAGAAGATGTTTTAGCATCCATTGCTAAAGCAGATGTACAAAGTTTAAAAGCTTCTCTAGAGGCTTACAAACAAACTGCCGATAAGAATTACCCAGTATCTTGTGGAGCATGTGGCTCAGTTAATATAACTAGAGCTAGTTCAACTCCTGATAATGGGGATGGTGGTACACCAGCACCTAAGAAATCCTCTCCAAGAGATACCAGTAAAGATAAGCGTACAGCTTCTTTAACTGCTTTTAACGAAGAAGACTTCGAATAGTCAAGAGACTAAATGTACTTACTACAAAAAAAATAATTAAACAAGAATACACATGGACCAAATTACAGCAAGGGGAAATCAAACCCCACTAGCCGTCTTCTTTAAGTCGGAGTCACATAAGTTGCATATCCAAGGTTTCGCTAAAGGTTTACAAATAACTGCAACAGCTTCCGCTGCATTAGTTACTGGTAATTCTATTGCTGGGACTGTTAATGGAGTTGCACTAAGCAGCACAGCTTTTGGGGTTGATTCAGATACCACTATGGCTGCATTGGCTGCAAAGATAGCTGCAGTTGCCGGAGTAAAAAGCGCAACTGTAACTGAGGTTGCTGGAAATACTAGCGATGACAGAGTTATCGTAGTACTACCAGAAGACCCAAATCAAGTTATAGCAATGTCATTTACAGTAACTGGTGGAGCTTCCCAAGCAACCTTTACAGTAGCTGCTGCTGATAACCGAGTATATAAGGGTATGCCCGTAAAAATTGATACCGATGGGTACATAGTACCATTGGGAACTTCAGCACATGACCCAAATTGTATTGGTTATTCCGTACACGATGCAGGATACGAAGACCCAGTAACAATCATAGCCAGAGGCTATGTTCAAGAATGGGGTATTGCTGATGGTAAAGTAACCCCCGGACCCGTAAAATATACTAGCTGGGATGCTGCTACAGGTAGACCTAAGTTTTCATCCTCTTCTGTTGACCAGGCAACTTTTTCTGGTTGGGCAATGAAGGGTGCTGATGATACCGCTCTAGTACCGGTGGTAGTTAGATAATTTCAAGCCTACTGCACAATATTATAACAATAAAATACGATTATACAATGAATAAGGAAAAAGTATTACAATCCGAAATTGTGAAAGGGCTAAAGAATACTGTTAAAGTACTGGAAGCCACTAGAACAAACAAAGATAATCCAGTAGACTTGGGTTTCTTTGAGCACTTTAAAATGTCAGACCCAGAAAAATATGATAGTGCAGAAGCTGTCCTATCAGATATGGGTATTGACCCACAAGTGGACACTATACATAATTTAACTACTATGCCGGAAACTGATTTAACTTGGGTAGTACCCGAAATAGTTAGGTCAGCTATAAACCTGGGTATACGTAAGTCAGCTATCTGGCCAAAGTTGGTAGCTGCTGATGAAACAGTATCCCAAACCAAAGTGGTAATGCCTCATGTAAACATGAGTGATGCCGCTCCTAAAAGAGTAAATGAGGGAGCAACTATCCCATTGGGACAAGTAAGTTATGGGCAAAGAGATATCTCTATCTGGAAAATGGGTAGAGGATTTAAGATGACCGATGAGGTTGTTCGTTATGTATCTCTTAACCTATTATCAATATTCCTAAGAGACTTTGGATTGAAACTGGGTATCGCTTTAGATACACTAGCTATCCGGACAGCACTAAATGGTGACCAGCCAAATGGAATAAATTCTGCACCAGTAATTGGGGTAGCAACAGCGAATACTTTAGCATATAAAGATTTGCTGAAACTCTGGGTAAGAGGTTCTCGTCTGGGAAGAAGTTATGGAAACATGATTGCCGGAGAAACTATGGCTATTGATATGTTGGATATGGATGAATTTAAGTTACGTTATGCTGGAAGCACTACCGCAACTTTGAATATCCAAACACCAATCCCAAATTCAGCCAACCTATTTATCCACGGTACTATGCCGGATAACCAAGTAATGGCTATTGATAAGTCAGTAGGGCTTATCCGATTGACCGCTGTACCATTGATGGTAGAATCCGAAAGAATCGTATCTAACCAAACTCAGGCAACGTATGCCACTATTACTACCGGTTTTGGTAAATTATTCGATGACTCAGTAGTAGTAATCGATAAGTCATTAGCATTCTCTGGTGCTGGATTCCCTGCATTCATGGAAGTTAACGACTTGGAGGTTGAGGAAATTACTATGGACTAATTAACAGTAATCAGTTTGTCATATTTAATCTGAAAGGGCCCTAGTATCATATCTATGGGCCTTTTTTGTGTTCAACTATTCATATCTATAATTCCAAATACAATGAAATATTACAAAGTAGGCAAATACGCCAAGTCCTTTAGCTGCTCAGTTTCTGGTATGACCGTAACTACAGCTCTTCCCGGTAAAGCTGGGATATTAACTACTCTTATCTCTAGTGCTCTAAAGAATGGGCATTTGATTGAGATAAGTAAAACTGAATATGAACAACTTGTAAGCAATTACGAGCAACGTTCATCTGGTAAATTTATCAAAACTTCTGCAGAGAAACCAAAAGCGGAAGAAAACCACACAGGAAAAGCAGTAGATACTGAAAGAGAAGAATTAATGGCCAAAGTAGGCGAATATGAACTCTCTAAGAAAGAACTGAAAGCTTTTCAAACAATGACCAATGAGCAAATAGCTGATTGGTTAGCTAAACAAGAAGAATAATATTTGTCTGTTAGTTGTTAAAGATCACCACCCATGGCCTTACCAGTAGCTAATTTTACTTTCTTAATAAGTGGCTTAGTAGTTGCTTTTACCGATGGTTCTCTAAATGCACCGGTATCATGGTCATGGGACTTTGGTGATTCTACAACTTCTAATATCCAAAATCCTTCTCATACGTATCTTGCAGCTGGGACCTACACTGTAAAATTAACAGTAACTAATGCAGATGGCTCTAGCAGCGTAACTTCAGTAGTTGCTATAATTCCCCCAGTAGCATCATTCACATTCTCCCCCCAGTTATTACAAGTAAGCTTCTCTAGTACTTCTACTGGAAATCCAAGTATAACTACTTGGGATTTTGGGGATGGCGCCACTAGTAACTTGCCAAACCCCACACATACTTATGCTACCCCCGGACAATACACTGTAACATTAACCGTGGATAATGGAAATGGGGTAGATGTAGCAACTCGTACAATAAACATAAGTACATCACCTGTATTACCCTTATCTCTAAGGGATTTTGCCTTAATCAAAGCAAATGGGATAGCAATTGACCCCGAAGCCTTGGATGCTTATATTGCACAGTGGCAATTATACATAGGACCTCTAGTAAGACCTATTATACCTCCTGCAATGTATTTAGATGAAAATGCATATCCCCCACTAGCTAATGCCCTGATTGCTTCTTTAGCAGCTTGGTCAGCAGTTACACAATTCGCACAACAAATAACTATAACAGGGGGATCTCCAGGAGGTAGTTCATCCTCTTCATCCTCTTCATCATCTAGTTCATCATCTGGAGCAATTAAAGCAATTGAGACAGGCCCAGCTAGAGTAGAATACCATGACCCAGCAGACTTAGTTTCAAGTATTTTTAGTTCCAGGGGCTCTTCTAGTAATACCACTACTTACTTCCAAACTTTTATATCAGAACTTTGCACATTAGCAGCGGGGTTAGGGATACAATTACCCATGTGTGATAAACTTCCTTCACCTAACATTGGATTTATAGTAATGAAAGGTAAAACTAAGAAATCAAATTGCATACCATGTAATCAAACATGGACACCACCTTCAAGGATGGCTTGGACAACATTTCCTACACATTTTATAATATAAGCTTATGGATAGGATAGGCCCTGTAGAATGGGAAAGATTCAAGAGCATTATAAAAGATGCACACGACACTTTTTTCCAGGATACTATCATTTGGCGTAGATTTATCTATGGTTTGGATATCCATGGAGAAGATAATGAAAATGCTACTTTTCAGGATATACCATTGAAATGTTTGTTTCGTTATAACGATTTTAAAGTATGGCCATTAAATACTCCTACTACTTCTGGTGAAATTGATAGACAAACTAATGTAGTTATGTTTAACTTAAGGTATCTAGATGGACTTGGGTATCTAGATGCAAACAAACAGTTTATGTTTAGCCAAAGTGCTGATAGGATAATTGCTAGAGGGGTAGTATATAAATCCACAGGAGAAACATTCTTATCACAAGCTTATGATGAGCCTGTAATGATGCACATGGTATTAACAAGAGAAGAAGTAGAAACTGCAGATTTATCAAGGTCATGAATATTCAGATACGCCCTTATGGAGATTGGTCAGGTTGGACTTATCGATTAAAACGATTAGGGTTTAATGTAAAAAAATCTGCGATAGCAGTACAAGAGGAGATTGGAGAGAAACTAGCTAAGATGGTAAAAAAGAACCTTAGAGGGGAAGCAGCTTTAAAATATAACTGGACACCTTTAAACGAAAAAACTAAAGATTTTAAAAGAAAGCATGGGTTAGATTCTCGTATACTTATTGCAACTAAACAATATTTAAACTCAATAGAGGTATATAAGTATAGAGGAAAGGTTACAGTAGGAATACGTAGAAGTGAAAGATATGAAAATGGATCTACAATAGCAGATGTAGCAGCTATCCATGAGGTATATTCTACTATGTCTGATAAGCCATATAGACCACTATGGGTACCCACCTTATATGAGTTTTTTGGTACTAAGAAACATACTAACCAAGTATTAAGACATTTTGTTGAAAACTTACATGCAAAAGGTTATCCAGTAACCTTTAGACAAATGTTTGTATAATGAACTCTCCAAATATAAGCAACTTTTTAAGGATAGTAGAACGTAGTATATTCCATGTATTACGTAAAAAACTTGTAGCTTATGGATATTTACCAGATGTAACATTATATCCAAACACTCAAGCAGGATATACTCAATTTAATCAAGCTTTAGTAAACATAAAAAATACGAAGGGTTATGCAATAGAATTATTTGGTGTTGGCTCATCCCAATCTAAATATATGCTAAAGGTACCCCGTATAGTAATTGTGTCATTTGGGCTATTACCAGGAGATATAGGGGTTAGAACAGAATATGATGAGGCTTATACAGTAAATGGGGTAACTCGTATACGTGGAAAAATGTTACTAACTACTAGCCGTGATTATAATTTTGAAATCCATATAATAGCTAAATCTGCTGGTAACAGC